CTCGTATAGATAAGCACAAACACTAAGCATTGCTTGTTTTAATGTTGCGGGAAAGTTTGGATAATCAACTTTAAAAGTAATTATAACCGCTTGCTTTCTGTCGTAAGTTGTTGGAAATGTTTTATCGTTATTAATATAGATTGATGAATAATCTGCATCGTTAGTAAAATAATAATCGCTTGAGCTTAATGTTTGTAAAGTATTATTAACATCGTAATATTGAATTGAAGTAATCGATTTTAATTTACTCTTTCTAATTTCTATTCCGTGGCAATAAGGAAAAGAATCTAGAAATGTTTTATATTCTTTTTCAACAAAATCACGCCCCGTTATTTTTTCTCCAATTTGCCGAGAGACTTTGATAAAAGGCGTTAAAATACTATCATAATCGGTGCCGTCAATTTTTAAGAAAGTTTTAATCTCTTCTAAAGTTATAACTTCACTTGTTGCGTCGGTTGTTAATATATAATTTATTGGCGATACTGTCATGATATTTTATTTAAACACTAGCCAATTTTACTCGGCTAGCATTGTTAATTATGGTCTAGTAACAATTTTAATAATGGTGGGATTTGTAGCTTGAATAGTTCCAGAAACAACCTTTAAGAATCTTAAGCCCTTAAAAGTATCAACCGAAGATTCAAGATAATATTTAGAAGTCCCTACGGTTCGACTAATTGCACCACTGTTATTATGAATTGCAACATAAGTTCCAGCAAGAGTGTCGCTTCCCTCAAATGTTAAGGCAGTGCCTGTTAAATTTGCGTCAGTTATAAACCCGACTATTGAAGTTCCATATAAATCAATTGCGTTAGATTTTGTTTGTCCTACCGCAATAGTCGCATTTGATTCAAAGCAAAGATTTGATTGAAGATCTGATATACTCATTAGCTTAAAGTAATTTCAATTGTTAAAACTGTTTTAACCGCTCCAGTTGAGCCACCATCGGTTTCAATTTCAATGGCACTTCCAGCTGTTATCTCATTTAAAGCGGTTGGAGTTGATGAATCAACATCGCCTTCTGCAGAGCCTGAGAAAGCTATAGTAATTGCACCGCCAGTTATAGCGGTTCCTCCAATTTTTGGAGTAAGAATAGTATTTGCACCAGTGATCGCACCATTAATTACTGAGTAAATTTTAGTAATTTTTCCAGCAACTGGAGACACTACATAAATTTGACCAGCAGTTGAGATATCGCCAATATAAGTGTTAAGAAAAACTTTCTTTAGTGATTGTCCGTTTTCAGTTTTAATAGTTCCACCAACAATTAATTCATTATCTGTTGAGTTAGAAGCGGGTTGTTTAAAATAGTTTGATACATTTGACATAATTATTTACCTTTTTTTGTTTTAATAGATTTATTTTCGAGATTATCAATTGCTTTATTTTCTAAAATATCTAAAGCTTTTTCCTCTTGAATTTCAATTTTATCTTCTTCGAGATTATCAATTGCTTTAACTCCCCAGCCATTTGATATAAACACTTCCGCTAATTCATTAAACATTTCATAAGTTTCATTAGCTAAATATTCTTGGCATTCAATGCCATTTTTATTTTTTGCACCTTTGGTAGTTTTTAATACTTTTATTAACATATAGTATAAATTTAATTTAAAAAAGAGGGGTTTTTACGCCCCTCTAATTAACTATGCAACTGGATTGCTACGAGCATTTCCAAGAATTGCAGTCGCTCCAGCTGTTAAGCCAGAAGTTACTACGGTTGAAACTAAAGATAATTTAACATATCTTTTTTTACCAACATAACCAATGATTGAACGAGCTTGAGCTGTTGAAAGTGCGGCTAAAGCCTCAGTTCCAATCAAATCATTATCGTCAACTGAACCACTATAAGAACCTGAAGTATCAGACTCTTGAATAAGTGGGGTAACGGTTCCGTCTGTTCTAGCTCCTGTTTCAATAACAAAAGTTAGCGATTCAAAACCTTGAGTATCAATTTCTACACCAGCAGTAGTTGCATTTGTTGAAATTGCTTGAATATTTAGTGCATTTTTTACACTAATGTTGTTTTTTTGATCTACGCTTGACATAAAATTTATTTATTTAATAGTTAAAATTATACAGAAACTGCAATTTTTATTTTTTTAATTGCTTCAGGCAAAACAACTTGTCCACCTGTTCTTTTAAATACATAGAAAACAATTTTATCAGATCCCGCAGAAGAATAAGGATCTTCTTTAAATCTAATTTGGCGGTTATCTACGATTGTGTAGGCTTTTTTATAATCACCGATAAGAATTGGGAAAGTTCCAGCTCCAACATCAGGCATATCAGACGCTAAAACATAAGGCACGCCAGCAACTGTGCTAGGTAAAGAACCTAAACCCATTTGAAGTAAATATGCACCACTTCCATCTTTTAAAGTTCTAATATGTTGATGTAAAGTTTTGCGGTTAAACATCCAAGCTAAATTATATCCAGCTTTTATTTCGCCTTGAACTCCAAATAAACAATCAGCACTTAACTTGTCAGCAATTCCACTTGCGTAAGCTGATACAGAGCCATTAGTTAACAAACCTTGTGGCTGTTTTACACCGCTTCCTGAAATGAAACTCAATCCTTCACCTTCTGCAATTTTAGTAGCGGTCATTAAAGAAATTTGTGATTTCATATCAAAAAGACTGTCATCAATCATTTCTTGAGTAATTTCAATTTTAATTCCACCTTTGTTAACAAAAATTTCTTCGCTACCGTATGTTGAACCTGAGGCGGTAATAGATTCGCCTTCACCCAACCAAACAAAAGAAGGCAATCCTGTTTCTTTTGGAACAGTTATTGATTTTCTAGTTGTAGGAATAACATTTGCATATTGTCTAACAGGAGAAATTTCTGTGATATTTTTAATGATTTCATTAACATATTCAGTTGGAGCTAAATAACCACCATTTGGATTTGAATCAGTTCTTAAATATTTTGATTCTTCTGTTGATTTAAAATCTTTTTCCCCTTTTGACAAAAGAATTTCAAAAGCTTTTAACTCATTAGTTTTAGCTTGTTTTTCTTCTCCACCCAGCCCTCTTTTAAGGTCGGCTTCTAAAGAATTATAACGAGCTTCAAGTTCTTCAATCTTTTTAGATTTTTCGTTGATTTCTCTTAATTTAGCTTGGTTTTTTTCTTCTTGAATATCAAGAAGGTTATTGATTTCAGCTTTTTGCTCAGGAGAAAGTTTTTTTGATTCGTCCCTTAGAGCGTTTAAAGCGTCCATGTGTTTTTTTTCAAAATCTGACATTTTATTTATTTTTTAAATTAATAATATAACTGTTTAAGTCATTTATGACTTTTTGTTTTATTTCATCATCACGATGAGCTTTTTCTTCAGCGTCACGCTGGCTAGAAAATTCTTTTACTTTGCTTATCAAAGTTTTTGCTTCTGAGTTTGACAATCCCATATCTTTTAAAGATTGCTCTATGTCTCTTATTGATTCCATTGATTTAAAGCCACTAACTATTGCTTGCGGGTTCATTGCTTTAGTTACTAATGAGACTTCATATAACTCAATTTCTTTAATCAATCTTATTCCTTTGTCCATTTCGGAATCTCTAGTAAAGAAGCCGATTGACATTTCACGAATTGAACCAACTTTCATTTGTGGAATAATGCGACCAGAAACAAGGGTATCTTTTTTTGGTAGTTTGCCTTTTATATACAGCCCTTTATCATCTTCGTATAGTTCAATAGATTTTCCGATAGGCTCGCTCATTTGATGTTGCCATAAAATTGGAACAGATGAATTTTTTGCAAGTGAACTTAAAAATGCACCCTTCATTATTGCATCATCGCCAAAATCTACATTGCCAAAAGTTGAGGCGTATCCATCAAAAGTAAAATACTCTTCATCTTCTTGCATGCTTTTTAGCTCAAACGAAAGTGATTTAATTTCTTTTTTCATTAAAAATAATATTTGCTTTTAAAAAATGTATTTGTATTTTTATGTTATTTGTAAAAAATCATCAACCCTAAAAACTATGATTCACAGTGAGAAAGTCGATTTAAATATTAAATTTAACGGAAGTTATTATTTATTCAGGTGGATATTAAAGAAATATAAAAATGAATTACCTTATATTGGACAAATAAAACAATTTGCATTACAGAATAATTATGTTGCGGGTGTTTGTGATCAATGGAGAAATTACGGAGTAGGTAATCGAGTCTGGAATTTACTGCACAAAGATTTAACAATTCTGTACTTAACAAATAAAATTCAGGTCGCTAACTTATTTGAACTTCAAAAGATGTATAACGCTTGGAAAAAAGACGATACTATATCAGTTAATAATTATAATTAAAAATATATGAATTTTTTCTCACTACTCACAATCTTATTTATCGGCTTAAAGCTTACTAATTATATTAAATGGAGTTGGTTTATAGTGCTTTCTCCTGTGTTAATTTAATTTTCTATAGTAATAGGAATTATTATATATGGCATCATTACAGTTGGAATAAGTGAAACATTAAAAATTATAAAAAGAAATTAAAAGGAGTTAAATAATGGCAGAAATAAAAAATAAATAAAATAAATATGATAAATTTAAAACTAGCAGAATATGATTTAAAGACTGGAAAGTTTCATAAGTTTTTGGAGCTTTCTAGAACCGATTTAAATATATTTATTTCATGGTTTGATGGAGATCCGATAATCGATTCTAAGGGGGATGGGTTTTTATTGGGTAAAGAGCGAGTCATTGTTTTTCTTGGAGGATCCGAACAAGCATTCATGCTTGACAAAAAAGACCCGCTAAACCGCTGTAACGGAATTTTTAATGGATTAACATATGGAGAAGGAAGGTTTATTTTGATAGAGAACGATAACTTCTCAATTTATCAGCAAAAATTCTTTTGCAAAAACATGGAGAAATTTGGCTATGGACTAAGTTTAGGTGGAAAAATATCTTGCTCACTTAAGAATTTTTCTGAATTTGGCAATAAATACATTGACACAATGTTGCCTGAAAAAATTGGAAATCTTTTTGAAAATCCCGAACTTTATGAAAAAATAAAATAATTAATTTATAAATCACAACATGCACAAATTTTTGTTTCCAATCAGATTAATATTATTTGTTGTTTTCGCACAATTAATCATTTTATTTACGATCATTAAATCAATCCTACTTTGGGAGCTTCCCACAACAATTAAATATGATAGTAACGGTATAGGGTGGATAAAAACTAATATTAAAAAATAAGTTAATTATCTAATTTATCTCTAATTCTTTTTGCCCAGTCCCTACCGCTATCTCCGCCCCATAAATCCCAGGCTATCCTCCATGTTGTAGGCTCGCCATCTCTAAACTCATAATGTGTTGATCTATAGTTGCCGTGGCGTGAAAAAAAAGAGTGCATTCTTTTAACTGTTGTTGCAGTTAGATTTTCTTTGTTTTTTAATTGATTTGCCCTTGCTACTCCTATAAGCGTTCCGCCTCTATTATATTCTTTTCTCCATTCTAAAGCCCTTGAAGCTATTCTTGCCATTTCGTCAGTTGGTTTATAAGTTTCAGTCTCTTTAATTGATATTGATTTATTGCCAAACTTATTTGAATAATCAACAATGCAACGGCAATTAATAGATTCTTCTGCAGGCAAGTTAGGGTCTCTTGGAAATTTAGCTTGATAACCGCCTATATTAAAATCATCATTTATATTCACTTGTTGAAAATCGGCACTAGCATGACTTGGTCTTGTCTTCATATCCAAAATTGCAATCCAAGTTTTTAAAACTTCAACGGGTTTATTATCAATTTCAAGTTCTTGTTCATTTATAATTTCAGCCTCTTCTTGTCTAGTCCAAGCTTCAGTTAATCCCACAACTTGAGACGCTATTAACTCGCTTCTTGCTTGCCTTCTATCAAGTAAATTGATTTTAACATTTCTTGCAATAATAATCCACTCTGGCAAAGCTTTTTGATTGTCGAATTTTAATTCTTCTTGTCTGATTGCTAAATCGATTTCTTTTGCGTTTGTTTCTGCGATATATCTTGCTTGCTGTTCACTTTGATTTGCAATAAAAAATGTTGATGATTCTCTAAATTGGGTATTTATTTCTTTTAACTTATCTTTAACATTCTGATCGGTGATTTCTTTTATTTCAAAATCTACGCCAAAATTTAAACCTTTTTTTTGCAAATCATCACGCAAACTAAACCCGAATTCTCTTACGGTTTTTCGCATAGTGTCCCTAATTTCTTTTAGAAACTCTGGGTAATAATTATTTGCTAATTCTTTTGCGTTTATAGTCCCGTTTTTACGATAAATGCTTTCAGCATCATTTGCCATGTTTCTAAAAATAACTCGCAAATCAGGAATCGCATTGGCTTCTAATTTACGCTTTCGAACGTCAATTTCCATAAAATTCTTTGGCTTTTAATTCAATATATTCATTAGTATAAAACTTTCCGCCATCTTGATTTTGCTGTGCCTTCATAATCCTAATAAATTCAGCCTTTGAAACGGGCTTATCTCTATTATCTTCAGTATAAATATCTCTTCCAGATTCAATTAAATTTCCCGGTCTATAAATAATATCACCGCCTTCAATTGCTTCAAAGCCTGTGATGCTTCTAATTTCATTATCTGTGTATTTTCCTATTTGGCTTAAAACTTTAGCATTTTCATATTTTCTAAATTCTAAAGCTTCGATCGACGATTCATCAAAATAAAATTCTAGACCTTGAGCATTTGGATATCTTGATAATAATTTTACTGTTAAAAATTTTAATATTCTTTTTAGGACTGGCAAAACCGCATTATCATAAAATAAATATTTAGAAGCGTCCATATTTGCAAAGCTCATATTGTCGGGGCTAATCATAGGAAGAGGTATCTTAACCGCTGAATAACAAGCCTCAGCAACAGATTTTTTAAGGTTTTGAAAATCCATATCTTTTGTTGATTCTGATAATTGAATCCAATTAAAATCACCGCCTAAAAATGCTGGCTCTCCTGCGTTTTTAGCTCCACTTAGCTTATTTTTAATTGTACTTTTTAGCCCGTCAACTTGTTCTTGACTTAAATCATTATTGCCTTTGTAAGTAATAATTCCGCTTGGTCTTGCTTGGTTTTTTAATAAAGAATAATTATGAATACTACATAAAATATATTGTTGTATTTCTAATTGACAACCCGCAAATGCTGATATTCCAATAAGATTTGATGATGAAAATTTTGGGTTATAACTTCTTAAATGAATTAATTCGTTTCTTTGCTTATCAATAAATCTTTTAGCTAAATCTCTTACATAAATTCGACTATAAGCTGTTGCACTCCAATTATATTCGCCTGCATAGCCATCTTTATAATCTGAAATTATAGTTACATCTTGCGGATTTATTGAATTTAATTCTACGGGTTTTTGTTCGCCAATTATATTTACATAAGTGTTGCCAGTCAATAAATATGAGGAAGCCAATTCTTGCATAA